GACATTACGCCTAGTTCATTTTTTACTACTTTTACCACCGCGCAACCGTTCGCGAGTGGCTTCGTGCTAGACTCTCTGGTAGATGGCCTACTAGATGAGGACTCGCTCGCTTATTAAGGAGAAATATGGCTACATTTAACACAGGTCAAGTATTAACCGCGGCTGCGATGAACTCTATAGCAAACATAACGTTAAGAGCTGTTACTACTACGAGTGATACTTTTGTATTAGCAGATGCGGATAATAAGTTAATAACATATTCAAGTACTAGCGCTACTACTATAACCATACCTCCTAACAGCTCAGTAGCTTTTACTACTGGCTCTATCATTAACATTATTAAAATAGGTGCTAGTGGTACTTGCAGCATCGTTCAAGGCTCAGGAGTCACTATTGCTAGTGCTGGAGCTGTCTCAACTAGCCCTACGATTACATCTGCATTTAAGGCCGCATCGTGCATTAAAGTAGGTACTGATAGCTGGTATGTCATAGGTGGTATTGCTTAATGCCTATACTGGGTATTATTGCAAGTGGTGAGACTATCGCCGTACCTTTAGAGGTCGAGTATTTAGTCATAGCAGGCGGCGGTTCTGGTGGTGATAATCGCGGCGGCGGTGGTGGCGCTGGCGGTTATCGTTCGAGCGTTACTGGAGAAAATTCAGGCGGCGGCGCAAGTGCAGAAAGTAAATTAACATTAAGTAAATCGACTAACTACACCGTAACAGTCGGTGCAGGCGGTACATTTTCAGCTAATGGTAGTAATTCTGTTTTCTCTACTATTACATCAACAGGGGGCGGTCTAGGTGGCCGTCTTTTTGGTAATGGCGCTACTGGTGGTTCTGGTGGCGGTGGATCAGCCGCGCTATCTGGTCAAACTGGGGGCGCTGGCACAGCTAATCAGGGTTTCGCTGGTGGTAATGGCGGTAACTTTAATATTAATAGCTCTAGCGGCGGTGGCGGCGGTGGTGGCGCAGCGCAAGTCGGCGTAACTAATTCTGGCAATTCAAGTAATGGTATGAACGGCGGCAACGGCGTAGCTTCATCTATTACTGGCTCATCTGTAACTAGAGGCGGTGGCGGCGGTGGTGGTCAGGGTAGCGGAGGCGCTACAGGAAATGGTGGTACAGGAGGCGGCGGTAATTCTGGTAATACTGGCGTATCAGGAACGGTTAACACTGGCGGCGGTGGCGGTGGCTCCGAACAAAATGGAGCTAATGGTGGTAATGGCGGTAGCGGTGTAGTGATTTTAAGATTCCCATCTGCGGCTGGAACTATAAGTATCGGTGCAGGCTTGACAGGATCTACCTCGACTAGCGGCACAAATACTATCGCAACAATTACAGCTGGTACAGGAAATGTGAGCTGGTCATAATGGCACATTACGCATTTTTAGATAAAAACAAAGTAGTCACTGAGGTTATTACAGGCGTAGATGAAAATGAATTAATAGATAATTTAAGTCCTGAGATCTGGTACGGTAATTTTAGAAATCAAACCTGTAAACGTACGTCTTATAATAATAAAATACGTAAACAATACGCAGGCATAGGTTTTACTTACGATTACATTAATGACGTTTTTATAAAGCCTCAGCCTTTTGCTTCCTGGACTTTAGATAGCAATTTTGACTGGCAGCCTCCTACACCTAGACCTAATGGTGATTTATGGAGATGGAACGAATTTACTTTAACCTGGGTTGAGATAAGCCTTTAATAATGGAGACAAGCGCTAACGGATGGCCTGCGTCTGCAGATCCAGAGGCTATAGATATAGTTCGTAAGCGTGTCCCTGGGACAGATCTAAAGCTACGTGTGGCTAAGCCTGTAGCGCCTTTACTAATTGGTTTTGCTGCAGAATTTCATAAGCTAGTCGAGCCTATAGACGAGGGTAAAACCCTAGACGACTGGGGTTATTGCTATCGCAAGGTCAGAGGATCTAATACCGTAGTCTCTAATCACAGTAGCGGTACTGCTATAGATCTCAATGCTACGCAGCATCCGCTAGCAGCTGTAGGTACTTTTAATGACGAGCAAGTAAGAGTAATTAACCGTTTATGCCGTAAATATGGTCTAAGATGGGGCGGTAATTATCGTAATCGTAAGGATGAGATGCATTTTGAGATAGCTCTAAATGCAGTGCAAGTCGAAACCTTAGTAAGAGGTTTAGAGATGGAGACCGATGAAGGCGAAACAGAATAAACAAGTAAAAACAGCTTTAGAGGTATCTGCCTCCTGGGGTAGAGCAGCTCTTAGCGCTGCATTAGCTTATTACTTAGCTACTGGCGATATGACTGTAAAAGGTCTAACTAGCGCTGCAGCCGCTGCGATTCTGCCTCCTTTAATGCGTGTCCTAAATCCTAAGGATCCGCTAGGACGTGGATAGTCTTTTAATTCAGCTAGGCGTTATAGCGGCTGCGACCATATCAGGGGTAGCCGCTATATTCGCTTCACGTGCAGAAAAGAATAGCCGCCCTGTCTCTAACGGTTTTGCCGATGAAGTTTTAGGCGATCTCAGAGAGGTAAGGCGTATGCTATTTACGCATCTCAAAGACCACGATCGAGAGGGACAAAATGCAAAAAAGTGTATTCATTGTACCGACCAGGGGAAGGCCACAAAACGCAAAAAGGCTTCTTAAAGCCTGGAAAGATACGAAAGCTGTAGCAGATTTATACTTTGTCTGCGATATAGATGACTGGTCGCTACGCGATTATCAAGCTATAGACGACATAAACATAATAACAAATCACATAACCGCCGCTGGTATGGCTCAGCCTCTTAATATGGCTGCGATGGTTTTACTAGACGATACTAAATACGATCGCTATAGCTATTTTGGTTTTCTAGGAGATGATCACGTACCGCGTACCGATTTCTGGGACTATCTTTTAACTCTACAGATACCAGGTAATAAACAGGGAATAGCTTACGGTAATGACTTACTGCAAGGCGCTAATTTACCTACTGCCTGTTTAATGACTAGAGGCATAGTAGAAAACCTTAAAGGTATGTGCCAGCCTAAGGCTAAACACCTATACTTAGATAATTTCTGGAAAAAATTAGGCCAGGATATTAACGGCCTGTTTTATGCAGAAAACATAGTAATCGAGCATATGCATCCACTAGCCGCTAAAGGTGCTATGGATGATCATTACGCACGCGTTAATTCAGAGCAGTATTACAGCCACGATAGATTAATCTACGAGGACTTTATTAACAGCGAATTTTATAAAGACCTAGTAGTAGCTCTATCGTGAAAATCTTAATTACTGGTAATCAAGGTTTTGTAGGCCGTCATTTTACGTTCGCTCTGTTAGATCATAACGTTACATATGTAGACATAAAAGACGGTATAGATGCTAGAGATTTCTTTAGACGCGATGATACCTATTTCGACCTTTTGATCCATCTTGCGGCAGTCGTAGGGGGTAGGCAGACTATCGAGGGTAGTCCGCTATCTCTGGCGGTAGATCTATCAATAGATAGCGAAATGGCATCCTGGGCTATGCGTACACAGCCTGGACATATTCTGTACTTTAGCTCTAGCGCTGCCTATCCTGTAGAGCTACAAACATTAGAGCTAAAAAGGATGCTTACAGAAAACGATATAAACCTTAGAGATATACGTCTGCCAGACTATACCTACGGATGGGCTAAATTAACTGGAGAAATGCTCTGTGAGCATTTAAGACGTGAAGGTCTAACCGTTACTGTACTTAGACCCTTTAGCGGTTATGGTGAGGATCAGAGCCTCGAATATCCATTTCCTAGCTTTATGGAGAGAGCTGGTCGCAAGGCAGACCCCTTTACTATCTGGGGATCAGCATTAACTACTAGGGACTGGATACATATAGACGACATAGTGGAGGCCTCCTTGCTATTGGCTAAAGACCGTATGAGCATAAACATAAACCTATCTACAGGCAGGCCTACAACCTTTATGGAGCTATTTAACCTAGTGGCTCGTCAGGTGGGCTATAAACCAGTCGTAGAGGTCGATGAAGGCGCTCCTAAAGGCGTCGCCTACCGCGTAGGTAATCCAGCGCTACTTAACAGCCTGGGCTATAACCCTAAAGTAACCCTAGAGGTCGGCGTGTCTAGGTGCTTGACTGTCTGGAGGCAGTAGTACCATTAAGGGGTCTGGAACCCCTCAACCCTCCAGACAAAGGGACAGAAATGACTACACAGGAAAAATTAGACGTTCAGACTTTGCTAGAGTGGCACTTAAAACAATTACACCAAGCAGAAGAAGAAGCTAATAAAACTTTAACCGCTTTTCACGATACCGCTGCAACTTTGCTTACGGTTATTGAAAAGGGCTTAAAATGATTCAATTCATACAGGAGTACACAGATCTATTTATATTCCTATGTGCTATAGGTATTTTTATGTCTGGTTATTACTACGGTCACTATAACGGTCATCAAAGAGGATTCGTTCGTGGTCGCGTAGCAGCTCGTAAGCATCCATCGACAAGATACGAGCAATAATGAACCGTATCTATGACTACGCGATTACATACGCAGCTCTAGGCTTTAAGATTTTACCCTTAGGCGTAGCAGCTAAACAGCCTCATAAGAGATTCGCTCCACGTGGACTACATAGCGCCACAGACGATATAGAGGTTATTCATAAGTGGTTCAAGGCGCAGCCTGATATAAACATAGGCATAGCCTGTAAGCCATCTAATCTAGTCGTCTTTGACGTAGATCTACGTAATGGCGGCACGATAGACGGCCTAACAGAGACCAGACGTATAAAGACAGGTAATGGATTCCATTACTACTACTGGGCATCTGCCGATATGACTTTCCCTGGTAAATGGCGCGAGGGTGTAGATATTAAGTGGAACGGTTACGTAGTAGCTGCTCCATCTAAGCATCCTAGCGGTAGTTACTACTTGGTCGACGACCTTAGCGATATTAAACCGATTTCAGATCTAGTAGGTGTGTAAATGAACTTAAAAGATATAGCGTCAGAATTAGCAGCGCTAACAGTAATAAAGGATGCAGTAACAGAGGCGACTAATACATTAAGAGAATTAGCCAGAGATGAGCTAACTAATGTAGGTGCTGATATGACAAAAGCCATTATCGATAATCAAGAGGTAGCAAAGATAACCTTAGTTAGTCGAGATGTATCTTGCGTAGTTACTGACGAAAAGGCTTTAGTAACTTGGATTACTGAGAATTTTCCTAGTGAGATAGAGCCTAAGGTGCGTGACTCATTTCGTAAAAAATTCTTAGAGACCTTAGCGATAACAGCTGAAAACCAGGTATTTAGCACTATGACAGGTGAGGTATTACCTTTTATAGGACTAGATACTAAAGCTCCATACGTCTCTACGCGCTTCTCTCCTGAGGGTCGAGCAGCTGTATTAGATGCAATACGAGAGCATCGAGTGACGTCGCTGCCCTGGTTAAATGTTTATGTCGAGTCACAGAGACGCAAGGAGATCGAGTAAATGAACGAGGACAAAGCTAAAGCGTTACGAGCGCCTTTTAGAGATGACCAGATAGAGGCAAAAAATGTAGGACAGAGATCCTATAATTTCATTAATCACGCAGTAGTTACAGATAGATTAATTTCTGTAGATCCTGCGTGGTATTGGCAGCCTATGGCTATATCTGATAATGGCTCTCCTGTACTAGATGAGTTTAATGGTCTCTGGATAAGACTTACAGTATGCGGCGTAACTAGAATTGGTTACGGTGCATCTGAACCGCATCAAAAAGGGGCGGATGCGGTTAAAACTGCTATCAGTGACGCTATAAAAAATGCTGCGATGCGTTTTGGCGTCGCTCTCGATCTCTGGGGAGCTGATAGCAACGGTTCGAGCGTAGAGCTGGCGACTACACCTTTCACGCCACCTCTACGCTCTGTACCACCTCTCAAACCTGTAGAGACTGATAATCCTGAGCTAGCAGCTTTCCTAAATGAACAGCGACCAGAGGCAGAGCCTACGAAAGTAGTACCTCCTGAGGGTGAGCCATACTGCAACCATCGAGAGATGGCCTGCCGCGTTTATAGATCTGGGACAAGCAATAGCGGTAAGCCGTACGAGGGTCTATTTTGTCAGCGTAAGCCATACACTGAACAATGTACGCCAATGTCATTAGAGGGTAAGCCCTGGAAAAAATGAGGCCGCTACCCTTACACGATCTTGATATGAAATTAGCTAGACAGGCGGCAGATTTCTTTATTGAGTGGTCAAATAAAACACAGGAGACGGATAACCCTCACACTAGAGCCGTACCCTGGAAAAATGACTACGAGCGTAAGTACGAGATGCAGATGGCTTACGGCGCTGAGATAGCTGTAGCCAGGTTATTAGGACTCGACTGGAACGGCCTTAATACCTTTAAGGATAAAGCTGACGTAGGCGATAATGTCGAGGTGCGCTGGTCGCGCTCTAATAATCTTATCCTGCGTCATTATGACCGCGATGGCGATGTAGCTTTCCTAGTGCAAGGCTCATCACTTAGTACCCTGTTTTTAGTAGGTTACTACCCTGTTTATTTAGGCCGTATAGACGAGTATAAGCTAGAGGATGAGGAAACCTGGTTTATACCTAAGGACAGGCTATACGATTATATGCCCTATAAAGAGGCTGTAAGGCCGTTTTTAGCCTCTTTGGGGGCTCGGCCTATATAGATACATAGGCTTACGCTACTGAGGGTACGCGTAAGGAGACTGGGACTGCCTACCATCTGCGGTGGCAGTCCTTTTCTCTTTTGTCGCCAGTATGGTCTATAGTTTTATCTGGTCGTAAGACTGGGGGCAGGAACTCCGACGGCGACGGTTGACGGTCATCAAGATCTAAACACAGCTACAGAGATCCTCCATTACTCACTATTAATTATTTTTAATTAATGGGGGGTAGGGGGGCATTTCTCCTCTAGCTCTGGTATCAGGTCATATATATAAAAATACATAAAATAAAATATAATAAAACCAACAGATAAACCCTTACCAGTGAAGGGATAGAGATGCAACTAACGATAGATATATCTATTGGAGAAGTATCAACACAGATAAACACAGACCAGTCTCTATCTTTTGACGCTATCGAATCATTACTCAGTAGATCTGTAAGTAGCGTATTAGTTATGTTCAACAGTTTAAGCGAGA